TTCTCGCGGTAGCCGTTGTAGACGACCTTGATATAAGCCGCGAGTGTCTCGTCCTGCTCCAGTATCGTCTTGACTTGAGATATAGCCCCCTCTATCGTCATGCAAAGCCCCCCTTCATGTGCCGGAGCATCAGCTCGGATATTTGCCGCTTGTCCTGCTCTTGAAATAAGAGGAACACGCGCTTCGGCACATCTTCGCCTTTTTGGTGCTTGGCCATGTAGCCGATATTCGTACCCAACACGAGAGACTGAGCATCCAGCCTGTAGATAGAGCCAAAAGCACCCTTGGTGGTGACAGACATCCGGCCCCGTCCTGTATCCTGCAAAATCTTGGCAGAGCCAGCCCCCGGCCCTTTTCTTCGTGCGCGAATGGTCGCTTGAGATAACTTGCGCCACTTCACGGGCCGCCCTTCCTCGCGAAAGTTTTGGTTGATAGAGCGCTGCATGAGAACGCCTGCTTTTTTCAGGGCAGGGGTGAGGTTCTTTGCCCGGCTTCCGGCTTTCTTCATTTTGGCCCGGACCCGCTCTACCCCCCTGATGTCAAAGTCAATCTGTACTCCGGGCATCTAGTCGTCCCTCTCATCCGCTATGTCATCCAGCCTGTCATCATCCACACCCCACGTAGTAGGGTCACCCTCGTGGAACGTAGGCTCATAGTCCTCGGTGTTTGAGGTAGGAGTACCGGCGACAAAAGAGAGCTCGTCAATATGGACTTCACCTGAGGCGATTTTACCTAGCATATCCATCGCTTCTTTGTACCTGTCCGCCCACTCGCTTTTGTTGGGAGCATCTCCCGTGTAAAGGGCACGTATCACGAAATAAGAAGCCATATCCTCCGCAATTGAGTTGATAAGCGGGGGGGTCGTACCCTCCGCGTCGACCAGGTCCACTAGAGAAGCGGGAAGGTGCGAGGCGATAATCCCGTCAGACTTGGCAATCGCATGCGTCGTCAGAGTCTCTGAGACCTCAGTAGAGTCCATGCCGGTATTGGTCAGAATCTCTGCTCTTGTGCAATACGCCATTTTATCCCTTCCCCCTCGGCAAAGCCTTCTTTAATCCCGTGCAAAGGCCTTTCTTGTCTCGCTTATATTTTTTGCTCTTGCACCACGTAGAGTACACGCAAAACCCGGAGCTCCGCTCATCTGCAAACCTCGGACAATCCGGCATCACCAGTACCCCCGAAATACCGCCTGTATGTGGCTTGTGTTTTTCAGCTTCCCTTTTCCCTCTCCATCCTCGTCACACTCAAAGACGACCTTCCACTGGAAGGGGATCGCATCAAGGTCAGTGCTTGATGTCATATCCATGTAGCCCTTGAGCTCCGAGTCGGTGTAGGTCGTGCCGATGTCGGCCAGTGTGACCGTAGCCAGTGTGACCCAGGTGGTGGCATCAGTGTCTTTTGCCATTGCCGCCCAGGTGACATCACCACTGGCAGAAGTGGAGCACTTCAAGGTTGGCTCAAAAAACGCATACACGTAGATTGGTGCGCCCTGCTCCATCGGCTTGAAGGTGCCACTTGCTATGGTGTAGACCGTGTCAGCACTGGTAGCGACAACCTCGGTCGAGTACTGGGTGCCGTTGGTCGTCAGGTCACCCGAGACGAGGTACTCGGTCACGTCCACCGTGCCCCTACCGGCAGCCGCGAAGCTACTGGTAGAGACAAGGAGGATAAAGAAAAGGAGGTGAAACAGACACAGAGTGCCTAGCGTCAACTTCTTCTTCATTTCGTCCCCTTTATTCTTTGCAACAGCTCATTCAGGACTTGCACCTGTGCCGCAGCGATAAGCAGCTTCTGTTTCCAGAGCTCTATCTGGTTTTGTGCTTGCTGGTGCTGCTCTGACACTTCGGCAAGCTGTTCCTGGATGGTCCCGATATAGTCAATCTCAACTGGGGCTGTGGCTTGCACGGTAGGAGCGGAACTTGCCTCAGTAGTGTTTACTACCTCCTGCCCCCACGCTAGCGCCCCCGTGCTGAGAATCCCTATAACTAGTCCAACACAAAGTCCCCGTTTCACTCTCCTCCTCCCTTGTCTATTCATAACTTTCTAGCTTGCATCAACATCGTTTGTCAGCAAGAGGTAGTAGTTTGTCCCGCCAATGCGACACTTGAGCGCATGCGTTGCCGCTGGGGCCACACAATCGTCAAAGATATGGCCCGCATCTTTGGTCACGCCGGAGATGTCGAACAATAGGCCGTAGTCGTCAAAAGCGGCCACGCCCGAACCCCATGCGTTGACCTCAAAAACGTTAATCGGGCGACCATTAACAGCCGCCGCATCTGGTACATCAATCTCAGCCTCATACACTGCATACTCTCCACCAGCAACGGCATCGCTGGCCGGCATACTCAGCTCCGCACAGATAACACCGGCCAGACCGGACACCTCGCCAGAGTCGCCGAGGTCAACCTTTGCCATGACGGCATTGGCCCAGTCGCCGAGCATATATTCACTGACAATCTCGGACTTGAACGCTTCCACATTCCCGCCAGAGGTCTGGTCGCCACCAGAGGTTGTCAGGACTTCCACCGCACGGGATTGGCTGTCGCCGTCGACACTGTAGGCGATGTTGACCTGATTCTCCGAGGCGTCATATTTCCAGTAGTCACCGGAGGTATCCCCGTACAGGGTAGAGTCGTAGCCCGTGTCGTCTGCTCCTACGGTAAAGGTACCATCGAGAGTCACAGCATCGAGAGTCACAGCACCATCAACATCAAGCCCTCCTGTGACCGTCAAATCATCACCAACGGTTATGTCATCCCCCGTGGTTATGTCACCCGTCACGAGAAGCGAGCCGTCAATCCGCTCAATCCCTGCAAACGCGGGAGTAACGCACAGCCCGCAAGCTACGGTCAGAGCTGCCACTGCGACTAGAGTTTTCAATAGTTTCTTCATGTCATTCTCCTTGTGGGCTCAGGGGGGAGGGGTTGCCCGCCTCCCCACCATGAGCTATCCACTCTAGCCAACTGCTGCGTCAATCAGATAGCCGCAGTCAGAGGCAACCAACTTCTCATCCTGGATGTAGCCAACCTCAACGAGGTCACTATGCGCAAAATCATCACGCCCCGTCCTCGTCTGCCACTCTTTTGCTCGCAGCATGTAGCCGAGGCTAACCTTCTTGATCCCAGGGCGGGGCTCAACGTAGGCAATGAGAACCTTTTTGCCCCACACATACCCGTAGCTCGCCGTCTGGCCGATGTTCTCAGAGTTGTAGACGGCGTTACCGACAAGAACTTTGTCCACTTGGAAAAGGTTTGCCAGAAGCTGTTCTGTAGCAACCTGCATCGTGGTATGCTTAATCTTGTTCTCGATGACAGGGTGATGGATGAGCGAGTTGAACACCTCACGTCCCATCACGATTAAATTGGGGTTCTGCCCAATGGCCTGATGGACGGTATTGCGTCCCGTCTCCACCGCCGTCAGCGGGTTCGAGTCCGTTTCATCATATGCGTCCCACTGATTGGTGCTTGTCAGGGTGGTGTTGTTGGTGATGTTTGAGGTAGAGAACACGAGGTCAGCAACCCTTTTTTCCATCTCCAGCATGAGTAGATCTTTCAGGAACTCCACGCTGTCTGTAACTACGGAAATCGGCGCATCCGCGTTGGCCTTTTCCCGGTCGTCAATCATGGAGGCCAGCGCGTACTCAATCGCGTCATAGGTGTCCGTGGAGGTCGACCAGTCTATTTGCTGTGCCCTGGTGCGCGGTGCCCGGATAGTAGATTCGGGAATCGTGAACCGCTCCTTCTTCGTGTAGGTGTAGAACTTGTCGTTTTCCTTTCTCACAGGAACAACGGGGAGTACCTGCTCAGCGATAAATCCTGCATTTTTGTACTGCACGCTTATATTGCTGAGGATGGCGTCCTCGTGGACGTCGGAAATATCCACGCCGTATTCCTTCTTCAGCTCCGCTCTTGTGTAAATTTTGCGTCCGTTAATCTCTCTCATTGTATCGCTCCCCCCTAACCCGCTTCACTAGCGGCCGGTATGCAGTGGGTCACTAGCACCTTTATAATGTCATTTTGGGCCGTGGCAGCTTGGAGAGCCATAGCTCCACTGAACTCATCCCCTGCATCCACAACTTCACCGAGGGCCGCGCTGGTAGAGGTGAGATGCTCACTCTCGTCGCAGGGCTCGTTCACCTTCAGGTTGGAGATGCTTCCCGGTAGTGCCACCCGGCACTCCTCGTTCGCTGCATCAGGTTTATTCTGCAAAATACCTACGGCTTTGCCATTGGCACCGCACGCAGCACACTTGCCGTTCGCATCAATATAGACGAAGCAGTACTGGTAACTAGAAAGGTCACCAGCTGCCTTGAAACTAGCTAGAATTTGTGGTCCGGAAACTCCGCCACTCATTGGTTACTCCTCGACCTTGTACTCGCCGTCAATCCCATCGGGATAGAGGGCCGTAACGGCCTGCGAGTAGGTAGTGTCTTTATGCTCTGCCATGTACTTGGCGATTTTCTTCTCCGGCTCGTCCTCACCCTCACCATCAGTGCTGGTAGTAGACGTCTCGGTAAACAGGGCTTTTGCCGTATTCTTCCCTGTCTCAATATATTTCTTGAGCAAATCGAGCTGGGAGACCTGCTCGGTCTTCCCTTCAGCGGTAAAGGATACTTTCTTTTCGCTGGATAGAGACCCCATGAGGGCCACTATCGCGTCCTTCTGTGCTGGCAGGATTCGCATGTCTTTCTCGCTGGTGAACTTCTCGATGAAAGCCTTGTTCTCCTGCTCTATCCGCTCTTTTTGCTCCTTTTCGACCTGCTCCCTGTACTGCTTGGCTTCTTTTTCAGCAGCACTGAGCTTTTCCTTCGTTTCCGTCTCGCTAGCCGTGAACTTCTCGACCTTGTCAGTCAGCTCATCAAGCTGGCCTTGCAGGCCTTCGAAGTCCTCAGCCGAAACGAATTTTTTCCCTTCGTGCTCGTAGATTTGCACGCCGTTCTTCATGCTGTATACCTCCCGTAACCCGGAGCTCTTTTCATCTCCGGGCTCGTAAATCGCTATATGTGCGTCTTTGTTTGCCGCGTACAGTGCGGCGATGTCAGCCAGAGAAGTCACCGCCGGTAGGTCACCTCCAAGAAAAGCAATCGCGTCAAGAATCCGCGGGTATTTCTTCCCCGTGGACGGCTCAGTGTAGTCCCAGATAATCTCACTGGACACGCGCTTGTAGGCCCCGTCCTTGATGAGCTGGTAGAGTCTCTGGGGTACGTCCGTGATGTCGACGAGAACTTTCTTCCCCTGACGGTAGAGGCGGGTAATCCAGCCCCCCGCCGGGTAGCCGTCCGCCTGAAGGAGCTTTTGCCCCTCATCGTGGCCGAGCTTCACCCGTGGCCTGACCTGCCCGATGATGGCGTTGGTGTCGTTGACAAGGTGGTCCAGGTCAGCGTCCGAGTAGGTGTCACCCTTCCACTTGCCGACATCGAATATTTCTATTCCTTTAAGCTCCTTCGTTTGGCCGTATTCTTTCAGCAGGGCTTCTTCGAAGGGCCGCATATGCACGTCTTCAGTGGCAATCTTCACCCACGTATCACCCTTCTTGACGTAGCCCGCCTTCTTGATGGCAGCCCACGCCACCTGATTGGCAAGTGTCTCCACCTCGTCTCTATCTTTGTATTGCTCAAACGCTCCGTTGAAGGCAGCTATCCAGATGTCCTGCGCTTCTTTGGGGAGACCTTTGATGGAGTCAGGACCTTCCCCTGGTTTGTATGGCATCTCTTTTGCTCCTAGGAAATGATAATCCAAAAAATTCCAAGGCTAGAATCCCTTTGGCTTCATGCCGAGGATACGCCCTTTCCTGGCTGCATCTATCGGCTCGAAAGCCTCGAACTTGGTCACGGGCACTATAAGACTGCGACAGTTGTAGTGGTTGGGGGGTTTGACCCTGAGGAGGTCCGGGTCTTCCCTCTCAAACACCTTCCCGTCAAGCTGCCGGCAAAACTCCGTTGTCCTATCATCCAGAATGGCCGAGTACTCCACCCCGGTGACAAAGTCACCTACGTCCGGGTCAATCATCTGCTGCCAACGGCCTTCGTTGTAGGCGTCGGTGAAGTTGGTGCGTATGACTGTCTCTAGATGGTGGGGGGTGAGGAGCTTGCCACCCTTCATCTCAATCCCCGGCCCGCCAACGTACTGCTTGAACCACTGATCCAACTCGAAGTTGATATCGGCTTGCGCTTTCCCCGCTTTCAGGCCCCCGTACAGTATCCCCTGCGCCCCCTGCCTGATGTCATCGCGAATAATGCCGGCAATCCAGACGCTTTTGTTTGACAAGTATTGCAAGGCCTTTGCCGGGGGCAGGCCTATCTGGAAATTCTTCTTTGCCAGCTCCCCCGCTACGTTGTCCCGACCTTGCTGGTAAACCCCTTTGAGCTCATCCCTGAATACGTCCCGCAGCTCGCCCACGTAGGAAATCTGCAACTTTTCTATTTCATTGGCTTTGTTGCCCGCGAGAATGCCCTTTCTCTCAATGTCTTTCTTGAGCTTGTCCCGGGCCTTAGTGAGTATGGCGATAAGGCTTTTTTGTGCTGCTTCCTCCGCAGAGTCAAGGCCCTTCTCAATCGCCTTAAAGTTGACCTTCTTCTCGTAGCTGTTGGGCTCTCTGGCCTGGTAGTCTTTCCTCGTGTCTGTGACCTCGCTGTGGCTTGTGGTCACCGTGAAGGGGAAGGGGCTCTCCTCTTTCTTTGCCTCCGGTAGGAGCGTGTCCGTTTTTCGCTCTGGCAAGTTGAGGTAGTCCCGGACCCACTCTTCCTCTTTGTTCACGAGGCCCTCTTTCACCAGCATCGTCAGAATCTCCGCGTGGCCCTTCTGGTCCTCCTGAATAAGGTCTTCAAACCGGAAATAGGGATAATGGGGGTCAGAGAAATTAAGGTCGATGAGGGGCTTGATCACCTGCTCGCGCATGAGAGTGTCTTCCGTCTCCTCACCGAGGTACTGCAAAACATAGATAAAAATGTCAAAGTGTGTCTTAGACAGAGCCCAGCTTCCCTTCTCTCCTGTGTCCATGAGGAGCGTCCCCACGAGCAAAGAGCGGGCGATCATCATGTTGTTGAATTCCATCGCTTCTTTGTAGTCACCCGTGCCGCGGCGGGTGGCTTCAAGCAGCTCTTTTTCCAGGCTCTTAGGCAACACCATTGCCGTAGAGGATTGCAGCTTTTTCAGGAGGTTGAGGAAATCATCTTTTTTCGCCTCAAACTGGGCATCTGGTATGTAGCCGACAACTGTGGGCTGCCCGAACTTCTCCAGGAAGATAGCCCAAAAACGTTGAATCATGTCGTTGGTGAAGTAGTAACGATAGGCCGCCCTGAAGTCACTGCGGCCATAGATTGAGGCCGCATCATCGTCGCTCGGGTTGTAGGGGAACACAATAAACTTGTTGGCTGGCAAGTGCCGGTCGCCGTTCTCAATAACGCCGTCCTCCTTGAGGTTGCCATGCTCATCCAGGTCAAACGTGTAATACTTGGCCCGCCGCACCTTGAGAGAGTCAAGCCCAATAAGCCCTACAAACTCACCGCCCTCGATTATCCGGTAGTTTTTCTCGGCGATAGAGAAGCCATCCCGCATGCTGTTGTAGGCCTTGAGGAGGAAGGCGTTGACCGAGCCGGTCATCTCTGAGAAGCAGTAGTCGATGAACTCTGCCTGCCTTACCGCCTCCTCATCCTCGGCATCGTCCGGCTGGATCGACCAGGGAGTGGACAGGCGGGCAAACTTCTTGAGCATGAACATCGCCTTGACCTGGCCGTCGCGGGTCTCCATATCCCGGTAGATGTCAAAGCTTTTTTTGCCGATGAGGTCATCTTCGTTGTAGACGGGCAAACCGAGCATGCCCCACATATCCTTGCCGCTGCGGGCAAGCTCTTGCCTGATGTTTTGTTTCTGTTTAGGTTGTGCAAATAGTGCTTTTACTCTCTCTAGCATCTACCAATCCATGTGTGTGGTCTCTCTTTCTGGGCCTACCGCGGCCGCAATCAATAATGGAGCTCCTACCTTGTGCGTGAAGATAGCGTAGCGCTCGGCGTCCTGGGCGTGATCCTTGAACTTCACCGGCTCATCAAGAGGCACCCCGTTCCTGTCCTCCCGCCACTTGTAGCTTTGTTTCTCGGAGATGATATTTGTGGACTCCGGGTGCACGTGTGTTTTAAGTGCCTGGCAATAGCTTATCCCTGCCCCCACGGAGCCCTGCCCCTTCTCAGCCGGGAAGATGTTGTAGCCCGCCTCCTCAATCTCTTGGATGCGCGCAGGCTCTGAGGCATCGGCGTACATGGGGCACGCCTTCTGAATCTCAAGCTTGTCCATCATCTCAATCAGGCCCCTATTCGTGAGGCCACTCTGGTAGATAACCTCTCGTAGGTACACCTCACCGTCCCGTATCCCCACCTCAACTAAGGCTGAGGGGTTGTTGAACCCGAAGTCCAGCCCGTAGATCGTCTCGTCAAACTGTTCCGGCCAGTCCTGCGTGACCTCCCAGTTGGTGTAGATAAGCCCCTGGATAAGGCCCCACTCACCTAGGGTGTATATCCTGTGAAACTGCGCGTCCTGGTGGCGGAGGTTCTCTAGGTCTTTTCTGTAGTCCGCCGGCAAGAAGGGGTTATCTTTGTATGTAGAGCGGCATACCGCCGTGTCCTCATCAGGGTCATCGACAATCTTCGTCTTTACCCAATGGTGAATGTCGATTGGGTTGAGGCTGAGGTAGAGTTGGTTCTTGGTGTCGTTCTTGCGCCGCAGCCTGAGCCGTAACTGTAGATAGTCCTCGTGGCCGAGCTCCGTGGCTTCTTCAATCCAGATATAATTGCCGAACTCAATTGACTTTATCTTTTCCGGGTCGTCCAGCCCGCGAAAGAGCAGAGCGTTGCCCCTCACCCACAAAAGCATCTCACTTTTGTTCTCGTGGTACGGGATGTGGTACGCTGCCAGGAGGTCTTTCACCAGCTGCCAGGTCGACGTGCGATGCGAGGCCTGGACTTTGCGGATGATAATCCCTCGCTTGTTCTCTTCGTTGCACTTGTCCAGGAGAAGGTGCTGGGCGATGGAGTAGCTCTTCGATGAGCCCGCCCCGCCTACCAGGACGTTCGTCCTGGCCGTTGACCCTCTCAGCCACTCATAGACTTTAGTCGTCTTTATGTGCAGCGTCTCCGGTGCTGTTGCCATTGCCATCGACTACCTCAATCTCAAACTTAGGCACCTTGTCAAAGTGGAAGTCCTGACGGTCACGCCACTTATCCGGGGCGCGGTTCTTCAGCCAAAATATCTGGGCAGTGACATCTGGGGCGATATGCTTTTTAATAACTCTAACTTTTGTCGTCTGCTTGCCGTCTACCGTCTGCGACTCGGTCTGCGTCTCAGTGACCTCATAGCCAAGCGCCCGCTTCAGCAGTTTGTTCTCCACCTCGAAGTCTACAGGCGCCTTGCCGTTTTTTAAGGCCTCCGCAAAATCTGGGTAGCGTTTCTGATACTTATAGAAGGAGTCATGCCCTACCCCTAGCTTCCGCGCTATATCAACATCCCTCATCCCCTGCCTAGCGTATCCTTCCGCTAGCTTCGGGAATGTATCCGGATCATACTTGCTGCGGGCCATACTCTCCACCTAAAAATGCCGCTGCAATGTCAAGGAACTTGCGGAAGGCACTGCCGGGGGTACGAAACCCCTTCTCATGGGCTCGCGTTAAAAGCGCCTTCGTCGCCTCATAATCACTTGCCGGCACGAGATAACAGGTGACCTTATCATCATCACTCGCCAGCTCCTCCAGCATCGCCTCAAAGTCATTCACTGTCGAAGGCAGAAAACAAATATTAATGTAGTGGTACTCGCGCAATTCATACTCAATATTCTCCAGCTCTTTTCTCTGCTCTTCCGATAAACTCTTGGAGCTCACCTCATCAAACTGCTCTTTCTCCAAAAGCTGCACCATCTCTGCCAGAATCGCCGGGTCATCTTCTCCCTTGATGTCGTTGTGTGAGAGCTGTAAAGCAATACGCTTTGACTCCGGGATAGGCGGGATGATGAGTACCGGCACTTCCGCCAGACCCGCTTTAATCGCGGCCTTAATCCTGTGGTGGCCGGATATGCACATGTACTTTTTGCCCGGCTGCTCCATCACAAGCACCGCCGAAGTCAACGCGCCGTCTTTTTTGATGTTATTAGCAAGGCGCCGCTCTTCTTCTTGGCTCTGGCGATGCGCATTGATCGGGCTCTCTTCTATCTCCCGAATCTTGAGCACGTCCTGGCGGACTTTAAGTGCCATGCTTTTGCATCCATAGTGCTTTTGCAGCTTTAAGAGTAGGTATCTCGCCCATCTGAAATAAATACCCTACGCGATAGCCGTCTTCTGTCTTTTTGCTTACTATTCTTTCCCCATGTTTTCTATACCGGCTTATGTCCGGGTGAGAAGAGAAACAGAGCGAGTAACATGTCTTTATCTCTCTCGTAAAATAGTGCTCAAGGGAGTCCTGTACTTGCTTTGTACGCAGAGCGTAAAGTAGTAAGTCAATCCCATACCGCAAACCGGGGTTGACCGTGTCCGCCTTGAGAGTCAAATCAAACCGCCATGTCGGAGCCCCGCGCGGGTTCATAAAATCACCCATAAAGCCAAGCACCCCAAAGAGCCGCCTATCTAGCCCCACCCCGATATAGCAGGAGCAAGCACCCGGGATGATGAATCCCCTCACCCATCTATGGCGAAATCGCAAAGCCTCTTTATGTGGGAAATCAGGATATATCTGGAGCGGCAACCTGGAGTCGAACCAGTCCTCCCCGCTGGTGGCGGGACGTGCTTCCATTACACCAATGCCGCATAGCTTTTTCATCACATCTCCACAAAAAAGGGCCACACCGTGAAGTGCAGCCCAAGAAATCTTCCGTAAGCTAGAAAATAGCTATACTTTCGCGACCTCTCCCGAAAACTCCTCCACTGTAACTCCAAGCGCCTCCTCCAACCACCGCGCGACAAACCTGCGGTGACACTCAGCCGGCTCTTTCTCCCAGCAGCAAAGTATCCCATCCGCGTATTTCTCATGGATTGCTATAGGGTCAAGCTGTCTGGACTCCAGAAGTGAGACATAATCTTTGTAGCCGTACCCCTCTTTGAGCATCTTTCTTGTGGGAGCAAGCTCCGGCGCTTCCGGGAAGTGAAACCCTTTCGGCTGGTAAATAGCAATGGAAATAGCCCTTGATTCCTCAAGCCCCTTCCTGCGGAAATACGATGTCTCCATGTCTCGACCCTCCTTTTTGGGTGGTATGTACTATCTATAGTATAGTACAAAACCCGCTCCTGTCAAGGGTCTTGGGAACTTTCTTAAAATAAAATAATAAACTTTTGTATAATGCCCACCTTGCCCCCCATGCGTACAAGCGCACCCTTGGGTCACATCCCTCCAAGGTTCAATATAGCGAATCCTCTAGACTGCGGACGCTATTGTGCCAGCTAGGCCCGCCATCACTATCTACCCTCCCCGGTGCACTGGTTGCCATATATCTCTCACCGGCCAGCCGCACACAATACACACCCAATCCGTAGGGTTCTCCTTTGTCCAACAGTTACCGCGCAACCGTACAACCGTAGAATCCCTGTCTATCTCTCTCACAAGTGAATCAGGGCTATTGCAGTGGGGACAGTCCCTTCTCTCCCCCTCTAGTGCTTTTTGCCATCCCCTCCTCACGCCTCATCTCCCAGTAAGACTTTCCGCATATTTCTTAAGCCTCGATGAAGGTGGCGATGGACAACGGCTCTATTAATATCAAGATGTGCTGCTACCTCCCGCTCGGTATATCCCTCAACGCAAATCGCCTCCAAAACTTGGCGCTGGCGGTCGGTTAGGGAAGAGAAAGCAAGGCGCAATAAAACCTTCTCGCTGTCCGATATGCCAGTGAAAAAGGGCGAATGGGAGGTGAGGTTGCGCCACGTCGGGATCGTTTCCTCCAAAGAAATCATCTGATTGTTATAATGGTCATCCTGATTGAGTGATTCTATGGTCGAGAACTGCTTCACGTCTCCCCCCTATATAGTGCTGAGCGCTGCCCATTTGCTGCCCATCCCCTTACCAAAAAAGCGGACCACTCACCCCGCCTTCCTAGAGTAAATGGCCCACTAGGACAGTCTTCCCGCCACTTACATAATGCCTTACTCATCTATCCTGTACTCATCATCATCTGGCGTCTCAATCTCATGCTCCGCCGTAAAGCCGCGTATCTTGTCAAGCTCACGTCTGACCTGCCCCTCAAGGCTGGTGAGCATATTCTGCTCGTTCTGCTGGGGGAGCCTGAGCTCATACAGGGACTTGGCACAGATTTGCGCCGCAGCTGTCCAGAGACCAGACCAGGCTGCCGGACTTCGGCCAATCTTGGCGATCAGCTGTTCGGCCCTCTTGAGAAGCATCTTCCGGACCCGGTTGATGTCGTCCATGAGCTGGAGTTTTTTCCAGTCCTTCTCAAGACTCATCGCAGCACCCCTATCGCTGACTTCTGCACCATCATGCCTCCCCACTCCGGCGCAGTGAACAGGTAGATATAGATGCCTGAGCCCACACGTGACGTCTCCCAGGTAGCCCGGTGCTCGCCTGCCGGGAGCACCTCTGCCAGGACGCTAGCTACCCTGTCGCCTGCAAGGTCGTAGATGTAGAGAGTCGTCATGCCCTCTTTATCCAGCTGGATCACAAACTCCGCCGCCTCGCCATCGCGTGCCGGATTATCCTCTAGCCATATCTGGCTAGCCATAACCGGCATACCCACCAGCACTGCCAGTAGCACACAGCCTATAAATAGTGTCCTCATATCTCCTCTCCTTGTCTTAATCTATCTCTGGCCTCCCGCCTTGCCGCCTCAACCCTTGCCTGTTCCTCACGGTCCTCTTCGTCCTCGGTCCTTTTTTTCCCCTTTCCTCCTACCAATCCTGCTACCAGATCCTGTGCCCGCGTTACATTCCTCTTTTGCATCTCGTCTGTGATCTCTGGGATAGGTGCCAGTGGCTTTTTTGGCGGATTTCGGCTCGTTTCCTTATTCCCGCCCGACTTCCCTTTGCGTGACTTCTCGATCTCGAAGTTCTTCCAGGGTTTGTTTACACTGAGGAACCGCTCAAGGTTCTGCCCCTGCCCTCGGGAAAGAAACTCCGTTAGTGTCCACCGGTACTTGAAGAAATGCCGCTCTGAGCTTAGTATATAGGCGTAATTCCTGATCGCCTCTTGTATCTCCTCGATGGTGAATCCATCTTTCACCCTTGCATTAATAGCTGAGGTCATCGCTTTGGTGAGTTTGCGATGTTGGGTGATCCTCTGCTTGTTCCAAAAATTGAAAAGGACTATATAGTTATTACTTGTATCATTCTTGTTTATACTTGTGGTGGGCGCGATTTCAGATTGTGGTGGGCTTTTTGGTGGGCTTTTTGGTGGGCTTTTCCCGGCAGACGGTTTTTGTCTATTATCTTCTGGTGGCGCCTCATCAGTCTTTTTCTGGTGGGCTTTTTGGTGGGCGTTCTGGTGGGGCATGTGGTGGGCTTTTGGTGGGCGCGTATAGTTTTTCAGGTTTTGATACCTGTCATACGCTCCTATGGCTACATACAGGCCCCTTCTTAACATTTTAGTTGAGATTTGCTCCTCATTTCTGAGCCATTCCAAACAGTGTTTTACCTGGTCTTTTGTTGCCCCGGTTGCCTCGGCGATTCTCTCATACTTCGTCAAGAAGGAGCCCCGCTCATACCTGCCATTGTCTTTGTGGCTGGCCTGAGTAACCAGGTAAAACCATATCTTAAACCACACAGCGGGCTTCTCGGCGAATATCTCGCTTGTCAGTGTCCGCCTTGCCCAGATGGTTGCACCGCCATCAATCTCTGGCACCTCTCACCCCTCCTTTATCTCACTCACCCGTATTTCCACCCTCGGCCTGTCCCTGTCCAGGTGAGCGAAATACCTGTCGTCCACCTGCTGCACGGGATACCATGCATCCCCCTCGATGATGCCCTGCTCTACAA